CATGTCCTCTTCCTCAAAGGTTCTTTCGAACCCCTCAGGGACAGGCACGCGATACTCAGGGCTATCGAACCAAGGCGAGAAGAAGGCGAGAAATCCGCTAGTACCGTTTACAGCAGCCTGCCACTGCTCATAGAACACCCCAGTCATACCGTTGGCGGTACTCTCAATGAATACCTCCGTGGCGGGCGTATTTGGGATCGATTGCATAAGGGCGTTGAAGTTGTCCGCCGCAGTCGCAACAGGCCAGAAGGCTACCTCGGAGAGATGCACATGTGTTAGCGTCTCGCCGCGTGCGATACCGTCACCACCCGCCGTGGCGACCATTAGGCCTGACTGTAGCTTGTCGAACACAAGTTCCTTGCGGGAACTGTACTTTGTAGACTGCTTCAAGGCCTCAGGTGCTTCAGCGTGAATGCGCTGATAGAGATCGAAGAGGGCGCGGGTACTATCCGCCTTGTGCGCAACAACCAAGCCCTTCTTGGCGCTCATCTGGGAGAGCCTATAATACAGACGGCCTGATGTGTAGGTGGATAGTCCCTGCTGACGAGCCTTTAGGATAATAACCCGAACCTTACCTTCAGCTTTGTACTGTGCCTCTACGAGGGCGTTTAGCTTCTGCTGGACGGGGTTGAGCACCAAGGAGCGGATTTGCCCCTCTTTAGTGCGAATCTTCACCGCGTTTTTGGCGTAGAAAGCAAAGTCGTCTCGGAGACGCTTACGTATTGCTTTGAGCTTTGGTTCCATAGTTATTCGTATGTGTTTAGCCGTAATGACCGCGAGTTTCGAGGTAATTTACAGCACTTCGGAGGATGTCAGGGTTGTCTTGGAATTTACCCAACGCTGTATTGCAGTTCCAACACAGAACACCACGCACCTCGCCTGTAGAGTGATTATGATCTACAGCGTGCTTGCTATTAGCGACGTCAAGAACCTTGGAGCAAATAGCGCATTCGTAGCCTTGCGCTTGTAGAAGTGAGACAAACGCCTCATTCGTGAGTCCATATAGTTTCTGTCGGCGTCTGACCGCGCTTTGAACGGGGTCGTGGGTTCTGGTTGTGGTCCGCCTGTGTAAAGTAGAGCATGGTTTGCAATATGAATGATAACCGCTCTTAGACTTACCGTTGGAATGAAATTCAGAGTATTCTTTGAGTTCCCCGCATTTGGAGCACTTCTTCAAAGTTAGTCTTCTTTAGGCTCTTCCGCGAGGCTGGCCAGCCATGCTTCGGCGGCATTGACAGTCATCTCGGTCTTAGTTGCTGGTTTCGCACGGGTCCATTCAAGAACCTGACGGGCGGCCTGGAGGCGAATCTGCTGATTCATAGGTGAGCGCATTACTTCTAGGGTGGACTGCATAGCCTCACGGGCGTGCTCATCCGTGGGGTCAATGAGACCAGCCTTCTCTAATTTGGCCATGTCTTCCTTTGCTTTCTTCTTAGCGATAACCCACATCTGCTCAGCTTCCTCCCTACGCATGCCATCAGGGACGCCTTTGCGGCACTTAGGCTTCGTGAGGAAGAGCTTCTCGACTACACGCCTGCGTCCGATGAGCCATTCCCGATAGCCGGGGATTTTCATCTTCTCAGTCCAGGCGCTCTTGCCGAGCTTATGAACGCCCCTAGGGGAGTCCTTGAATGTGGCTTGGTGTTTCGTTTTCTTGCGTTTCCCCGCGTTCTGGCCGGGGTTCTTATGGCGGGGCTTGACGACAGGGGTTAGGTCAGGAGGACCATCGCCAACCTCTGTCATCTCAACAATACGCCCATCGCCTATGTCGATCTGGCGTTTATCGGTCATTCACTCTTTGCTTTATGCTTGGAATATATCTTCTTCACGGACTCACTGAAGGCCTCAGCAGCCTCACGGGCGGCCAACTTGCTAGCCCCGGCTTCGACCATGAGAGCCTCGAATTTAGCTATGGCCTCATCAGCCCTGGAGGCCCTGTAGACACGCTCGTAGGCTAGGGAGCCCAAGTCCTCACCAGTCTCCTGGTGGAACATGCCCGTCAGCAACTCAGCCGTGACCTTCTTAAGAGCCTCTTGGTTCCGCTTAATGCCTACCTTGAATCGATCGACATTGACCACGTCACTAGGAACATAGAAGGTCTTACCATCGATATCGAACTTCTCCTTGTAATCAGGAGGAGCCCCCTCTTCAGGTTCAACAGTAGATTCCTTAGAGGTTTTCTCAGGCTTGGGTGGTGCGAGGCGTTCGACCTGAGGAGCGTTTAGGTTCTCATCTGCCTGCTTCCAGACACCTTCAGACTGAATAAGGTCTTCGATAGGTCCGGGTCGATCCTTGAGAGAATTAGAAGGCTCAGGCTGTTCTCTAACGACCTCGTCAGCGCTCTCCTGTACGGGCGTAAGGCCCTTCTTATTGAGCTTCCTATTCAGGGCGGCCTGTTTGGCGAGGGCCTTGAGATCACCTGTGGACTGCACAGGATTGTTGATCTCGGGGTTCTTGGTACCCAAACCAGAGAACTGGTCACGGAAGGTCCGCACAGGGTTGGAGTTACCCATCACCTTATCGATGCCTTTAGCACCCGCATAAGCAGCACTCTGGGCAGCGAGGAACTTGGCGATAGCAGGAGCCGTGATGCCAAGCTGAGCCGCGAAAGGAAGCTCAAGAGCCGAAGCGGCTGAGATACCACCAGCGGTCTTTCCCAAGATGCTCTTACCGAGCCGCATGGGATTCAAAGCGCCGCCCCACTTACCAACTATGCCGCCATCAAAATGGCCTTGGTCCTCTGTGCCTGTCTTCCGAAGCTGGTTCAGCGTATCGAGGTCAGTGATGTCCTTGAGAAGCTTGAGCCCATCGTCGTGGCGAGCCAGCGCCTCCTCAAGACCGGCCTTGTGCTCAGCAGTGAGGGTCTCTTTGTTCCTCAGGATCGCGAGAGCCGTATCGACCGCTTCCTGACCACCAGTCTGATCAAGGACACCCTTGGCATCCTTCTTGGAGCGCGCGATGTCCTTATCGATGATGCTCTTTACGGTATTGAGAGCCTTGGATTGATCTGTGGAGGACTCGATGTCCACGCCACTTGAGGCGAACCTGTCAGCTACACGGGTATGGCTGTCCTGATCACCACCGGCCCATCGAGCCGCATTACGAGCGTCCCCAAGAGCACCTGCGGTTCTCGCGCCACCACCAACGGCAGCACCTACGAGACCTTCACCAATCGCTTGGCCAGGATCGACCGAGAGGCCCTTATCGGTACCTACGGAGGTCAAGGCCTGGTCGATGACGCTCTGGCCTCCTTCAGTAGCTCCTTCGGCCACAGCAGCCTTACCAACGGCCTTAGGGATCGTCTTGAGCCCTGCGACACCTGCGCCCTTCATGGTAGCGCCTGTGATGCCGCCGATGCCTAGCTTATCGAGAGCACCGGCAGCCAGCGCACTACCGCCAGCCAGCGCATAGTCTGTGCCAGTAAGTGCCATGCCTCCGTTGTTCTCCCTGCGCTGATCTAGCGAGGGGCCGAAGTTCATAAGAGCACCCATGCCGAGCGCAGGAACCCAACCGCCTAGAGCAGCACCAGCACCGGCAGCAAGGGCCGGTAGAGCCTCAACCGCAGCACCAGGGAGATGCTGGTAGTCGAAGTCAGCCCAATGCTTGCGCTCGCCGTTCTTCATGAAGCGTGCGGACGATGAGACGTAGCCCTCAGGCTTAAGGTCTCTACCGAGCTTTTCGGCCCCGACGCCATCCCCTGTGGTGTTGCGTAGGGTAGAACCTACGGCCTCAATGCCCGCACCTGCACCAAACTGAAGGCGCTTCCTCTGGGTATCCCAGAAGCCATCAGAGTCCTGAGGAAGAGCTTCGGGCTTGGGGGCCGGACCTCTGGAGGCAATAGTATCCAGAATGTCCTTAGCGTGTACCCCCTCCCCCTGAAGCTTATCGATATCAGAAGAGTCATTCGGGGCGATGGAGCGGTAGGTTGTGAGGATGTCGTCGTCAGACACACCCTCTTTGCGTAGCTTAGCAATATCGCCCGCGAAATCCATTACTTCTGTGTCCTTGATTTATGTGCGTCGTAGAGACCACCTGTGGGTGCGTTAGGGGCTGGAGCTTGCAGAGGTCGTCCTGCCGGGCCTGCACTAGGGCCGCCCTGCTTCTGACGCTCAACCTCTTCACGCTTCTTCGTGTAGCTTTCCTTGAGTGGCTTGTAGGTTTCCTCGGCAGCAGCAAAGTTCTTCTGGCGTTCCGCGTTGAGGCTCCCGTAGTCGGAAGGAGCAATGCGGTCACCGAACTTGCTGTACAGAGATTCATTGTACTTAAGTTGCTCGCCATGAAGCCTTGTGGATCGAGTGAAGCCCTTCTCCATTGCAGCCATGACAGCATCGTTGCTGAGGTTGCCCATGCCACCCGGCTTGAGCATATCCATGGCTCGCTTAGCGTCACCTTCGGTCTGCACACCAGGGAAGGTACGCAGGATGTCAGCGCGGGCGTTCTCCATGTCCACAGCGAACTTAACGGCGTTAAGCTGTGCCGGGCTGAGCTTCTGGTCGAAGAGTTCCGCAGCGGACTTCTTGACCTGACTAAGGACGCTGAAGTCCATATCGCCTTCGGCAATACGCCTACGAGCGCTATCGAACGTCTCAGAAAGCATCGCGTGAGCGTTAGCTTTCTCATGGTTCTGCTGGAACATCTTGCGGTTCTGATCGGTCGGATCATCGGGTTCATTAGTGCGCGGGAACACTTGATCGGTCTTGAAGGTGTCCGTGGTCGGGTCGTAGCGAGTGACCATGCCGGTCTTGGGATCGGTCTTAACGACAGTCCTTCCGAGAGCCGACTGAGTGTTCTTGGCCTTCACAGCCATCGCCGCGAGAGCCGAAGCACCCGTTGGGTTGTCACGAGCCATAAGAGCCGCACCAGCACCCATAAGACCATCACCGAGGCTCCAGTCCTTCTGAGGCATTCCGAAGAGAGCGCCGGGACCGCCTTCCATGAAGCCCGCAGGAGCCGCAGGAGTGGGACCACCAGTCTCAACAGCACCCGGCGCAGGCATATCGGCCTGAGTGCCACCAGGCGTTCCCTCAGCAGCCGCCATGATCTTGTTGACGTAGTCGGGGGTCTGCGTCCCTAGGCTATCCTTGGCGTTCTGGGCTTGGCTGAGAGGCCTTCCAGAGTGCCAAGCGGACAGAGCGTCTTGGACGGAGCCGTGCTTCTTCACAAGCTCACCAAAGCGGTGACGAGTAACAGCGTCCTGAATCTCAGGGGTAGCCAGGAACTCATCAGCTCCAACCTGACGGCCCACAGCGGCCTGGGTCCACTCAGGAAGATTGGACTCCATGACCTGACTGATGCCTAGAGCACGACCGTACTTAGGATGCCTGGGGCCGATAGCACCGTAGTTGTTGGTGCTCTCAACACCCTGCATGGCCCTGATGTACTTGTCATAAGCAGGGGTCATTAGGTCCTCCAGTCGTACTTAGTGAGATCGATGAGGAGGATGTCGTTGACACTCACAACAGCCTCAGGGTGCGTCTTAGCAACGTCCTGAGCCAGCGGAGACACATACTCAGTGTCAGGATCGTGCTTGTAGGTGAAGCGCCATAGATCATGGCCTTCAGGGGTCTGGCCCACGACCTCGATGAGGTCTTTGGTTCGAACGTCGCACATCTTGAACAGGGAGCCGAGACCACCAATGATCGATCCTGCTGTAGACAGAGGAGAGGCCTGGGTCTTCTTGTTCTCCACGCCTGTGCTGGTGCTTCCCCAGAGCTTGTCGCCTACGATGTTGTAGTAGTTATCTAAGGCCTGCTGTTGGCGGCTGTCGCCGTACTCAAACTTAGCCAGTGAATTATCGAGCTGACCCTGAGCATCAGCCTTGGTTAGCTCAGCCACAGACGAGTTGAGACCAAGCAGGCCCGCCTCGTTTGCGAATGCGCTGTCCATGGCACCCTGCCCCATCTGCGTCATGTTCCCAGCGAGATCGCCACGGCCCAAGAGAGACTGAAGGAGCGAGGCCTGATCGGCCTGAGACATCTTGAGGCCATTGTTCCACGCATCGCCGCGCATGGTGGCTGAGGTATTGCCTGTGAAGTCCGAGAGGCCACGCTGAGCCACACCAGCAGCAATGCCTGCCCTGGTGGAGTTCATGTTGCCGGTCAGGGCTGCATTCTGATCGATACCTCGCATGGTCTCTTCCGAGAACGTGCGCTTAGCATCGGCCGTAGCCGCGTCGATCATCTGCTGCATGTAGGGGTTATTGGCATACTGACCTGCATCAGCGATGTGCTGTGAGGTCCAATCCTTACCCGCGAAGTTCTTGAGGCCCTGATCAACCTCACCCATGCCCGCAGCGCCACGAGTGAACAGGTCAGTACCCGTCCCCATCTGGGTATTTACGGCATTCTGGCCTACACCTGTGGACCAATCACGGATGCTATTGATTGCAGAGGTGTCGGTAGGGGTATAGCCCGCGACAAAGTCACCCTCGTAGCCGGGGTTGGCTTTCTTGGTGTCATACAGGCTCTTGGCCTGCTGCATCGTGTCGAGGATGTAGGGCTGCTGAGGAGCCCAGGGGTCAGTCTGCTGATAGGTTGTCGTCTTACTCCCACCGCCGCCCATGTTGAATCCTTCTTATTGTTTTTTAGAGCCTCCAACAGCGGTTGGGGCGAAGTGTACGAATATGTTTCTGGTCTTCCCATCAGTGCAGGGAAGTTCCCGAAGCCACTCAAAGCCGAATTTCTCGACTAGACGGCGGCTCGCAGGGGTTTCATCCGTCTGCATTGTGAAAAGCGGGTACGGATTAGCGGTTCTGAAGATGTCCCATGCCTTAAGCATGCTCTTCATGACGCTGGGGGACATATAGAAGACATCCAGATGGAAAAAGAGCATCTCTTCGCCATCTGGAAGCTTCAGTGCATGTACGGAGGCGTCATACTCGACTTCAGACCACACAAGAACCCTTTCGGTCTCCTCGTATAAATCGTCAGTCATCATGGATGATACGCTTGTAGCTCCTTGACGGCCCTGGTGAGGCTCAGGAGGGTCTTTTCGAGCTTCCTAAGCTCTTCCTCCAGCCACTTCTGCTCAGAGCCTTTGATCGGCGGGAGCTTCGAAGGGATATAAGGTTCAATCTTCTCTGTAGTGGCCATTAGTAGGAGCCTAGGATAGACACATCGATGTCCAGAGCGGACAATGTGAAAGGTTTGAGGTCGTTCTGTTCGAATTTCATCGAGAGGAAGCGCCCAGCGACGTTGTAATCGAGCTTGTAGTACTCAAGCGTGAACGTCTGAGGCTCCATCCACTCGACCGTATGGGCCGGATGATCGTTGAGGCCAAAGGTGAACGTCAGAACTTGGTCTGGACCGTCCAGGCGGCCCTGCGGATACACCGAAGAGACCAGCTTATAGCCCCGAAGCTCCGCCCCGATCTCATCAAGATCATAGCCAGTCCTCTCGGCCAGTCCTGCGCCATTGGCATCAGGATCGAGCAGGAAGCCCGTCTCGACTTCACGATAGGCTTCGAAGGTCCGCAGGGAATAGGAGCCCCCTACGCCATCATTACAACCAAAGGTCAGGTTGGTCCTGATGAGCGACTCAAGCTGGGTGAACGAGCCACCCGCGATATCGAAGGTTCCTGTGACAGACGCGAAGGTCTTAGAGTCCCCCTTGGCCAGATAGGCAGAGGTAGCACAGGTGACATAAGGCAGATCAGCGAACGTGAAGGTATCTGAGGTGTAGTTGTAGATCACCGCCCGGTTGCACCCTTGACCATCAATGGCTGGGAACTTGATGTACTTATCGTCCGCAACGTAGCAGAAGATAATCTCATTCAATCGGGGATTGGAGACCACAAAGAACTCAGAGGCATTATCGCGCCGCAGGGTATCAAAGACGAACCGGCGAACCTTGCCCGATGCGAGGGATTTGACTGAGGTACCGTCATGCATCCACAGGTCGTTCTGACCGAAGACGTACTGAATACCAGCCTCATCGACCACGCAGTTATCCGAGATGATGCCTTTGTCGAACCTACGAGCAAACCGGAACATGTCGAGGCCACCAATGAACTCCATGGCCCAGGTCTCTTTGGCGCTGTAGAGGAACATGGTGTCCCTCGTAGGCAGGGCCTCGATGATGGCACCATCCATCTCAGCCAGAGTGTTCTCACCGGCATTGGAGCTTGGGCTTGTGTAGTCCCAGTCAGCCGGGGGAGAGCCAGGCGCAGTCGAGAAGTTCGACCACTTGACCATGTTCGGGTAGACGCTTGAGCCCTTCTGGATGTTGGCTGTGATCAACACACCAGACATGGACCTGAGAATCCTAGCGCGGCCATTGGACGGCCAGTTCACCGTCCCGGTCACATCGTTGGTCAGGATGCTAAAGTCAGTCCCAACATCGTCACGATCCCGGTACCACATCACCCGGTCAGAGCGATTGACGTACACAACGTTGTTGAGGATGCATGAGGATAGCTGGTGGTCCCCAGAGGCGGGAGTGAACGTGGGGCTCCTATCGGTCTCACCCGTGAGGGTCGAATACTCGAACACATAGCCCAGGTCGTCCACAAAGAACGTCTGAGGCTCATTGTTCTGCGTCTGGAAGGACAGGAGGTGCTTAGGCAGATTGGCCGTGTCAGCGACCTTACGGAACACAGGGCCTCGTTGAATCTTACCGTCTTCGAACCGCACGTTCTTGGCAAAGCTAAAGGCCGGGGTTGGGAGATCGTAAGGGTCAACGTCTGTCACCACCCCGACCGACCCAAGGTCTCTCATGGGTAGTATAGGCATAGTAATTCCTTTAGTTAGCGTAGCTCACGCCACTTGTATCCGCTTAAAGCTTGATGATGAAGGCCAAGGTGAAATAGGGAGGCCTGCCGTCTGCGATGGTCACCGTGTGGGCGTGGTTACCAGCGCCATAGGTCGCGATGTTGTGGGCATGGTTACCATCAGCAGAGATGCCATGGGCGTGAGCCTCATTACCACCCGCTCCTGTGGAGCCTCGGTCTTCCATGAAGATATTGTTACTAGGGAAGTACGTACCGCTGCCACTACCACCACCAATGACAGCCACAGAGGTGGTGTGCGTGTGGTAGGCTAACTGTCCTACGGTGAGTACGTGGCCTGCTGTAGCTCCGCCGTGGCTATGGGTACCCTGGGCATCCGTATAGCCGCTGTGGGTATGGTCCCCTGAGGCACTGGTGGAACCTGTGTGGATCACAGCGCCGCCTGTGGTTCCGTTATCGGTCCCAGCGACCGCAAGGCCCTTGATGAACCTATCGGTCAGGTTGGGGCTCACAATGGAGCCCGCGCCATCCAGTCGGGTGTATGTGGCTCCTGTGCACAGCCCCCAGCCCGCAGGGACCGAAGCGGCGTTACCATTCCACATGATGATGCCACCAACAGGAACATTGGCCTGGAGCTGGTACTGCGTAGCGGACACAGGACCAGTAACGCTGGGGAAGGTATTCTTAAGTACCTGCTTGATCATCCTGAGATGATTATCGGTGTCTGCTAGAAGGTCAGGAGCCGCAGGGTTCGTAGGGTCAAGCTGGTCGATGTAGTTGGCAGTCTCGATAGGCATTGAGCCTCCTTGCTGTGCGTTGGTTCAATCCGATCATAAGATTTCCTGAGAGCCTTGAGGGACACAAGAACAGAGAGACCCTCAGGGAATCTTATGAGAACTTAAGATGATTATATTATGATTATCTATAATGATAAGACTAAGGGTTCTTTAGGTCTTAAGATAACTTAAGTACCCCCTAAATCCCCCGCTCTCTTGCGCTGTGCCAGGGAACATCAAGGTTCCGGGAGAGTGTCTCGTGTATTCGCTAGGAGGCCATCTTTGGGCCTACCTTATCATAAGGGTAACAACTTTTGCTCTTTTTGCTTGTAACCCTTTGATACTAAAGAACAAAAGGCGAAACTTTCGTGATGGGGGTTTTACCTAGGAATACTGGTGGTTTTCGGGGGGTGATTTAGGGCGATCTGAGGTGCATCAGAGGGCCTCCTTGGGCGTACCTGGGACTCCCAATGGGTACGGTTAAACCGGGGGTTATCGCTGAGGGAGCGAGTGAGGTCTTAGGTGAGCGTTGGGTGACTTAGGAGTCCCTAAGGAGTCTCAAGGGGTCCCTGGGATTCTCATGCTCACCTCGTGAAGGACGAACAACAACAATCGACCTTTAGCCTGATTTTTGAAGCCTTAGATTGAATGCGCAGACTTGGGCTGGCCTAGCGAGGGACCCAACAAACCCTCGCACTCTCACTCGCATCCCTAGCTAAGTCCTTGATATCTAAGGACGTAAGAGGATGTAGCATCCTGTCATGCTGCGCTCTGTGATCATGAGATACCATAGGAGGACATAGGCCATTGGACATTAGGCCGTGAGCCTGGGCGATCAGTGGTGACATTAGGGTTGCGAGGGTGAGCTAGGGTTATCTCGGGTGCTCTGTCATCTGTATTCCACATGAATTACATGTGAATTGAAAAGTTTCCATTGTACGCAATTTAATTGTGTGAAAGCGGCAGACCTTGCAACATTAGACCACACTAGTTCCACCTGTGAAAAACATCACCCACCATCGAACATCCCGCGAACAAACACAGGCCTCCGCACATAGCTGGCGCTATGCATCTCACGCATCCCATCGATTCCCTGGACACATGACAAACCACGCCTATTCGCTTGCATCATCCGATCACTGATGTATAACTAATGACAACAGAGAGACACACACAAACCATGGAGCTAAGCAGATGGCACAGCCTAAGAAGTCCCTAAGCGAGCGTATCCTTGAAGCTGATATGCGCGGTGGCATGTACCTCGGGAATGCTAACGAAGCTGAAGAACGAGGCGACCACACCAAGGCAGCTAAGCTTTTCGATAAGGCTCAGTTCTGGCTTGATCGTTACAATCTCCTGACAGGCCAAGGGGATAAGCGAGGACCAAGTCGCTAGCCGCTAGGCCTTCATATGAGCACATCTGGCCACAGGTGTGTTCTGTGAAGCGCCAGCTTCGCTACCGATGAACGCCCATCGCACTTCAACAGCGCAAGCTATCACCACAACAAAGGATATTCCCATCATGTCTAAGTATGTCATTGATAATCGTATGGACCTCACAGCCTTCTCAAAGGACCTCGCGCAGGCCCTTGGCTTCCCCCTTACGATTGAGCATGAGGCGTCAAGCTATCCCTCGCCTTACATCGAGTGTGGCGATGGGCTGACCCTGAGGCCCTCGGCAAACTACGGGGCCAAGATTGGCAAGGTTGACGTCTACGCCTGCGCTGCATTCTCAGGCGCTCTGGAACATCATGAGCGCCCTAAGTTCCCATCGGCCACGGTCGATAGCTCACGGGACATTAAGGCGATTGTTCGCGACATCATGCGGCGTGTGGTGGAGCCTGGGCGCATTGTGGCTAAGGAGACAGCGGAGCGCGCGGCTCGCAAGAGGGGTGTTACTGATGGTCTCAAGGCCCTCTGTCGAGAGCTAGAGGCGAGTTTTCCAGGCCTTCAGGCCTCTCTCACGAGTAGCCATGCAACATCTGCCAACCTTTATTTCAACAGGCCCGGCAACGGCTATCTAAGCGGCTCACTACAAGCTGATGGTACAATCAATATCCAAAGGCTCAGCCTTGGGTCTGCTGATGATGCCCGGCGTCTGTTCGCAATCCTCTCTGGTGGCAACTGACGCCATAGCCTTGCCTTAACCCATACCCAAAGGTTTCCATCATGATCGATATGGACTTCGATGATATCCACCCCTCAGAACTCCCTAAGCCTCATAAGGCTCTTGTGGCTTCCTAGGAACCCTATGCTTCCCTAGCAGCACCTACCCTAGCGCCTAGGCTTCCAAAGCCTTCCTAAGGCCTTCCTCGCCTGTCTAAACCTACATCCAGAACATGAGGTATCCTGCCATGACAACCACACATACCCCTGGCCCTTGGGCATATCATTTCGAGCCTACACTGGGCCGGCATATCGTCCGCGCTGGCTTCGCTGGCGAGCGAAACATCTGCGTCGAGTATGGCGCAGGGCTGAAATCTTATGAGGCAGCAGCAAATGCCTGCCTGATCGCTGCCTCCCCTGATTTGCTGATGGTAGCAAAGCGCTTGCAGTGGCTTGCGTCTGAGTTAGCTGTTGGGAATGAGTACTCTCCGGGCAATTATTCACGATGGGCTGATGAGGCTCGCGCAGCCATCGATAAGGCCATGGGTTCATGACCGACCAAACCCCAGCGCTCCTACTAACCATCTCGCCTCTGTGTGCCTTTGCGTTCACAGGTGTTCTAGTGGAAGTGTCGCGCCTCATGCGCATGCACAATCGGAAAGGCTAAGACGATGAGCTTTCCCCTTCCCAATGGCTACAGCCTTGAAATTGATGATGATGGTGATTGGCTTCTCTGTTGTCCTCCAGACGTAACCATATTCTCAGAGCCTGGCGAACCTTGGTTCATTGGTACATGTGATGAAGCAACGGCTCTTGAGGACGCAGTAGCCTATCTTAAAACCTGTGATGAGGCCTAAGACCATGGACAACCTTAACAGCTTCCAGAAATGGGCATTGGCCTATGCCTCACATCATGGCTTTGACGTTACCATGCGAGGCAATTGGGTTGAGTTGCGCATGGCCGGTGATGGGCTGGAGTGCATGACATATATGGGCGTCATAGAGACCGTTGAGGCTCATAAGGCCTACAACCCTACCAGCCCCCAGGTCGATGGCGCTCCTGAGGCTGCTGAGAGCTTCCTAGGGCATAACTGAGAAAGGACAAGACCATGAAGGACGCCCATCGCGAAGCAGTAGATGCTATCTTTGATATGCGCCGCATCTGCATGGATGCAATCAATGAGATTGAGCATATAGCCATGGCGCTAGGTACACTTGGACTGCGCGATGCCGCTAGATGCTTGTGTGACGCTACATCGGCCATTGATGATGCAGCTGAGAAGGCCAGTCATGCTTATGCCGAGTCGGTTAATCAGCGCGTCATTGATACCGAACGCGCTACGGGAAACATGGTGTCCGCCTTCATTGCAGGCATAGGCACTAAGGGAGCCTGATGTCCTACTTCTCCGATCCTGAGCGCCGCAAGGCCATTGCAGAAGCCATTGAACAGGAGCATACCATGACCGAACCTAAGACCCCTAAGTTCTCCCCTATCGATGATACCCCTAAGGATACCTCAGACATGCCTCACCGCAACAAGACCGAGACCGCTGGCACCGCTGGAGAGTTCAATAAGTACGCCAACATCCCCTTGCCGGAACAGCGCGCCTCGCGAGAGAGCAAGTATGGATGGGATGATCTCGCGGTCGGCGAGAGCTTCTTTGTCCCTAAGGCTAAGCCTGATACGTTCAATACCCTCACGAGTACCCGCAACAAACGCGAGATCACTAAGCACGGCGATAAGGCCAAAAAGTTCGTTGCGCGTAAGTATACTTTAGACGATATCGTGGGCGTGATGGTGTGGCGTGTGTCCTAAGCCTAATGTCCTCTAGAACGCCCTAGGAAGCCTCAGGAAGCCTATCTACACTCCTGAGGCCCCTGCCCTACCCTTAGAGCCTCTTGGCCTCTGGCGGCCTATCCCAGGCTCTTCTCGCGTATCCTCCTGACACCCCAGGCCCCCAAGACGTTTCACATTGGAACAATCCGCAAGTGACGCAGGGGGACCATGTGATTCGGGAGTCTGTTCGTTTACAAAGTAATAACCTTATACCCCGTCCCGCTGGGACTTATAACGAACAATCAATAGGCCTTCGAAGGGGCCGCATTTCTGACGCGAGGCAACACCGCACCATGACTCTCATCGATTGCATTCTCCACACGGAACACATCACTGGCGAGGGCAGCATTGCCATCATCGCAGTCACCATCAAAGGCGTTAAGGCTCTTGCCATGATCGCGGAAACGTTGACGGTCCTCGCGCACTCTGAGGTTGCCTCTTGCACCGTCTTGATCCATAGCAGCGGCCTTGACACAGTGATGGGCATCTTTGACGAACACCAAGTGTACATCCACATCTTGTAACGATTCTAGGCCGGCTCGGACCTGGAGAGCCTAAACAACTGGGGGCCACATGCTCATGTACAACAATCGCACGCACAAATTGTCTGAGGCGGAAACTAAGGCTCTACAGAAGTGCCAGAAGATCATTAAGGCCTTCCGTAGGGTCGATCATAAGATTCCTGCGTCCTACATGGCTGCGTTCCTGGCTGTGGCTCTAGACCCTGCAAAGGGACCTACACACTATGCCCAGGCCTTAGAGACCATCCAGCCTATTGCTTCACGCTTGCTTCTGGAGATCGGTCCTAAGGCTCGGCACAAGGAAGAACCTCTTGGTCTAGTCGATAAGGATGTGTCGGCACATAGCCTTAGAGACCATGAGTACTTCCTGACCCATAAGGGCAAGAACCTTATGGCTGAACTTATCTCTATCGTGGAGGCCTAGAGATGGCTTGGGTTATCATTGGTATCTTTTGGTTTGCCGTCCTGGGCCTAGGAGGCGGAAAGACGTTCGGAGTAGCACTCACGAACTCTGTGCTGATCTGGATCGCCGGTTACATGATCATCAGCTACATGGGAAAGGTAGGTTGGCTATGAGCATCTATGCAGAGAAGCGTGGGGGCAAGCCTACGGGGCGTCTGGTCGTCGAGGTCCAGCGCCACGGAAAGCCTCTTAAGAAATACACCACATCCAAGCGTGAGGCCTCCAGGCTCCAGGCTGAGATGAAGGCGGGGCTCCATGATGGGGGCTCTAGTCCTGAGGCGAATCATAGCGGAACCTCTCTGAAGGTCTTGGCTATGAAGGCCGAGAGCCTTTGGAACGGCACCAAGGATCGCGAGATGTCCATCTTCCGCGTAAGGACGTTCCTCGACACCTTGGGGGAGGTACTCAAGGACGAGGGGCTGCCTCAGACCGTCGAGGCTGTCCGCACGCCTCACATAACGGCCACAGGTGAGCGCCTGATGGCCTCTAGGGGCGTCAAGGGCTCTACCCTCAACAGGTACCTCTCGACAGGCTCCAAGGCCTTTGGATGGGCTGAGGAAGAAGGGATCATCGAGCGATCCCCCAGGTTCCGTTGGAAGCCTGTCGAGGAACACACGGCCTTCGTGCTCTCTGAGGATGCTGAGGCTAAGCTGGTGGATGCCCTCACGGCCCGCGGTCATACGGATTGTGTGACGCTCATGCACGCTCAGTTGGCCACAGGTTGCCGCATCAGCGAACTCCTGAATAGGGAGCCGGGTGACTACAAGGATGATGGTGATGGCTTCTATAGCGTTCGCTTGGGCTTCACCAAGAACGGCAAGGAGCGAACTGTGGTCCTCGATAAGGAGCTTGGGGAGCAGATGATTGCCCTGACTAAGGAAGGGATGCCTTCGTATACCTCAGTGTGGCGGCGTATTCGTAAGGAACGCGAGAGGCTCCAAATGCCCCTCACTCAGCCTACCCATGCTCACAGGCACACCATCGCCACGAGGTTGTCTGAGGATGGCACTGAGACGCTGAGGCTCAAGCACTTCATGGGTCATAGCAGCCTTCAGACGACCGAGAGGTATGTACACGCTAACGTCGAGAGCAAGAAGGTTATCCTGAAGGGTATCCTGATGAAGAAGGGTGTAGCTCATGGTTGATCATAAGCCTGCGGGCGGGGATGTGCGGGAAGAGCTAGAAGCCGAGCGTCGGCGCTTCGACTACGTTCGTGTCCAGCGGGATGCGTTGGCCGCTGAACTCGCGAACCGAGTCAGTGCGGAGCATGAGGTATTGATGGCCGAAGCCTTGGCCGAGATCAAAGCGACCGTAGACGGCGAAAGCGCCCAGCCGGTGCGTGTTATCGTTTACGGCCTGCTCGCTGAAATCGACGCGTTGCCTAAGCGCTCCGCCCTCTCGTCCCCTGCCGCCCCTGCGGTGGCTTGGATCGCGAACGACCCGGAAGGCGGACCATACCTCACATGGTCCGAGGCAGCGGCTCGTAGCTATCCAAGCCCGGATGCTCTCTACAGGGCCGCGCATCCCGCGCCCGCCACGGTGGAGATGCGGGAGGCAGTTGAAGAAGAACGGCAGGCGTGCGCTGAGATCGTTCGGCGCGTCCGCGCGACATGGATCAATGGCGACGCAACGACGGCTATAGGTAGTGCGTTCCAACGAGCTTGTGACCAGGCCTTAGACGGCATCCTTGGGCGTTCTCGGGCCGCCGCCCTCTACGATCATCCCGCGCCCTCTAAAGTGCAAGAGGATATTCTGTCCCCACAGGTTACTCTACAGAGTCCTTGTGCGAGGACTTAGGGGAGTTCAGCGCCCCTTTACGTTCAATAGCCAAACCATTGGTCATTGAAAAACAACGGAAATCCCGGTCGTAAAATCGGCCAAAAGCTCCCTCAGAGGAAAGATGAACCCGTAGCGGTTCGTTTGTATCCCCCTCTGAGGTGACCGGGGTTCTCTTTATATCGTAATGGCTTAGGCATCGTCTGGAATACATAGTCCTCGCTATGGGACGCCCAGAGCACCTAAAAGTGCGAGGACATTGCTCCTCCTGGCCTTATGACATCTTCCTGGCTGAATGTTTCGACGTTTGTTGAGCATTTCCAATGGCTTGCGAGCCAAAAGGCCAGAAGTTGTTACCCTTATGATGAGAAACTCTCTCTGCCCTGATGCAGACACCGAAAGAGGCCCCCTTATGGATACTCAAGACTTCGATAGCTTCTCTCTGGCCCAAGAGCGTTTCGAGAAGGCTGAGGATCGAACGATCCGTGATGCTGGCTATGGCTCCACCAAAGCAGCCCTTTCCATCATTGAAAAACATATCACTACGACTACTCAAGTTATCCAAGAGAAGCTTGAGGTGACCAATCGCCCCTCGATGAATGAGATCGCTCTGGACCTCAGGCTCCTCAAGCCTGAGCTTTTGGCTCTTGTAGCTCTTCAGGGTGCTATGGATTGTATTGGCCAGGAAGATGACCTCTCCAAGACGTTCCACAAGCTCGGCGCTATGGTCGAGAAGGAGCTTTATGCTCAGAGCTTGATTGGCTTTGACAAAAAGACCGCCGGTCGCCTTGAGGATCGCGCTAAGAGGCGTGGTGGCTCCGTCAAGTATCGTCGTCAGGCTGTCTCTAAGATGGCCAAGGACAAAGGCTTCAAGGCTGCTCGGTGGTCCAAGGACACCAAGGGCCGTGTCGGCCAATGGCTGGTCGAGGTGTTGACTGAGCTTGACGATGTGTTCGTGATCGTAAGAGACCGCGAGGAACAAGGGGATCGCTCGTTCATCACCTTGACCCATGAGGCTCTTGATTACTCTCAGGCCTTTGTGGCTCGCCTCATTCAGAGCCGCCCTGTGGCCCTCCCCTTGCTGACCGCACCACCCCCTTGGACAGGCTACACGCTGCCGCTGGAGAGCGCCGGAAGGGCATACAACGTACCTCTGGTACGCAAGGCCACCAAGGTCCAGAAGGCCCACATCAAGCAGGCCATCTCTGAGGGTCGCATGGACCGCGTGCTTCGCGGGTTGACCTATGCGGGCTCGACCACCTGGGCGATTAACCCGCGTGTCCTTGAGGTCGTCCAGCAGGCCTATGAGCTTGGCATCGAGATCGAAGGGATGCCTCAGAAGAACGATCTTGAGATCGGTGAGAAGCTCGCCCCTGAGACATGGGAGGCTATGACTGAGGAAGAGAAGCGGGTTCATAAGATCGACATTGGCGAGAAGCTCGGTAAGAACCGCAGCCTCGTTGGTGAGCGTTCTATCTACGATCAAGACATCGCTACAGCGAAGTACCTGATTGACAATGGTAACCACTTCTACACGCCCATGAACCTCGACTATCGTGGTCGAGTATATGGGATCGCCTACTTTTCATACCAGCGCCAAGACTATGTGCGTGGGATGTTTCAATATGCGAATGGCAAGCCTCTCAGCGACGATGGGCTCTATTGGCTTATGGTACATCTGGCCAACTGTGGCGACTTCGACAAGGTGTCCAAGGATACCTTCGAAGCTCGCGTTCATTGGGTCCAAACACATAGCGATCGCATTGTATCGATGGCTGAGCGCCCGCTGGATGACATCTGGTGGTCTAAGGCTGATGCGCCCTTCTGCTTCCTTGCGGCGGCCATGGCCTATGCAGAGGCGCTTAAGAACCCTGAGTTCATCTGTCATGTTCCGCTAGGCTTCGATGGCACCTGCTCAGGTCTGCAACATCTGGCCGCTATGACCCGGTGTGAGCAGACGGCCCCTCTGGTCAACCTCACGCCCAACGTCATCCCTGCGGATGTCTACAGGACCGTGGCTGAGGCTCTGGAAGACAAGGTGTTCTATGCCGCTGCGAAGAACACTGAGGACTCTCTCGTCTTCCGTAGGGCTCTGGACTATGGGATCGATCGGTCGCTCGTTAAGCGTAACGTGATGACCTACACCTATGGCTCTAAGAAGTACGGCATGACCCAACAGTTGATGGAGGATACCATGCGTCCCCTCCAGCTTAAGGTGGTCAAGAAGAAGATCGCTAGTCACCCCTTCTTGGTTCCTCAGGATACCTATGAAGCCGATGATGGCCGAGTGGTCACCAACCCAGGTCGAACGGCTGCGAAGCTGCTCGGCCCGATGACATTCGACACCATCGAGGATGTCGTGAAGCGCCCTGCGGAGGCCATGAGATTCCTCCAGAAGATCAGCAAGGCCTTGAGCCATGAAGGCAAGCCAACGGTCTGGCACACGCCCCTAGGGATGCCTGTGGTGCTCCACTATCCCAACATGAAGTCGAACCGTGTGATCCTCTGGATGCATGATCGGGGCGTGAGGGTCCAGGCTCGCATGACCACTGCTGAGGAACAGGCGGGGATCGATAAGGTCGCTACGGCCAATGCGGTGGCTCCGTGCTTCGTGCACTCCTTCGATGCCACGCACCTCCAGATGGTAGCACTTGAGGCGGCACAGCAGGATATACTTGACCTCGCACTGGTGCACGATAGCTTCGGCTGTCATGCCTGTGATGCCTCACGGTTCAGGAGGGTGATCACAGGTACCTTCTATGATCTCTATAGCAAGCATGACGTACTGGGGAACTTCCTAAGGGAAGCTCATGCCCAAATTCAAACCAATCACCTTAGGTTGCCTGAGCGCTCTGAGGTGACCACTGGGTCTTATGATCTCAACAACATCAAGGAGTCTTTGTATGCATTTGCATAGCCAACGCTATGAGACAGCGCGGACGTTGTACCGTGTGGTAAGGCAGTATTTGCTGTCTGACGAGCCTGTGCCTTGTGATCTTGAGATGCGGGCCATTGGTGCTGGCATCGATGTCCAGGCCATCCGCGACGAGATCGATCTCGATAGGAACCAACTGAGCTTCCAGTTCGAAGACCTGAACGGAAGCCTTTCGTGAGCTACCCCGGCTACCGCTACGAAGATGAGCGTGAGGGCCTCTTCACCGATCAGGGGCAGCGCATGTTCCTGAGCATCCGTGATCGGTCCACGCGCCTGTTGAGGACAGCAGGGGCCGCACGCGCACAAGAAATCATGGCCGGCGAGTCAGGGTGCTCTTGGCAGATGCTCGCCTGCATCGACCGCATGATCGAGCTTGGGGAGATCACCGAGGTCTCTCCTCCTGGCTGCTGGGGTCAGTACAGGGTCTTCATCAAAGCCTGCTCGTGAAAGTTCCGGCGATTCCCTCAGCAATTCAATCACTTAGAGGCCAAACGGCCAAAAGTTGTTACCCTTATGACAGGCGGCTCGCTCCAACTGTCTCCATTTTCGAAATAGGAAACCCATGTCGGACAAGAAACAATACGTCAGCTTCCAGACGCCTGTTGGTAAGGCTCGCTATCCGAAGCTCGACAAGCAGGATGAGTACAAAGGCAAAGAGGTTGGATACAAGTGCGGTATCCTTCTGGAAGCTAAGGATGTCCCGAAGGTCAAGAAGACCATCGCGGATGCCATTAAGACGCTGCTCCCCGGTGGTAAGCTGAAAGAGGGTAATAAGTCTCCTCTTAATGAGACTGCGGATGGTGAGTGGTACATCGAAGCCAAGAGCTACAAGAAGGTTCCTCACTTCATGGCGAACGGTAAGGACGAGTACCCCTCGTCGATCCGTCTCGGTGGTGGTTCCACGATCCGCATGAAGCTCAGCCTCTCTGAAGGCAACGGGCACCTTGTGGCTTACATCAACTCCGTCCAGATCGGTAAGCTGATCGAGAAGGGTCACGATGGCTTTGACGCCATGGATGGCTTCGACGAGGACGAGGGCGATAACTACGGAGCCATGGACTCCGATGATGGTGCCGGTGACGATCTCGACATTTAACCGTAAGCCAAACAAGGGGCGTCCTGAGCTAATCAGGGCGCTCTACAAGTCGGACCTTGAGGATGACATTGCGGAGCAGCTGGAGACTTGCGGCGTTCCGTTCACCTACGAGGCCCAGCGTATCCCTTATGCAGTACCGGCTCGTGAAGCAGTCTATGTGACCGACTTTGAGCTACCGGGTGGAATCATCATCGAAGGCAAGGGCCGTTTCGGTCATCGAGGCAATCAAAAGGTATCTACTGCTGAACGACAGAAGTTCATCCTTCTGAAGAAGCAGAGGCCTGAACTCGATATTCGATTTGTATTCAGCAACCCCAAGACGCCGATCTATAAGGGATCGAAGACTACCTATGCACAGTGGGCGGACACTCATGGATTCCCATGGGCCGCTAAGCTTATCCCTACAGAATGGATCGATGAGGCTAAAGCAAATGTCGAAGAAATTTAAGGTTGGTAGCAAGGTTCGTATCACAGACTCTATTGGGGAACTGCATGACATTGGCGTGATCTCCTATGCTTCTGAGGTTCAGGGGCAAGAGGGGACTGTGGCTCGTGTAGATACCGATGACACGTACCTTCCCTATCAGGTTGCTGTTCCCGGAGTTCCTCTGAATTACTGGTTCCAGCCGAACATGCTCAAGGCCGTCAAGGTCGCTAAGCCGTCCGTGGCTAAGCCCAAGACCGCCAAGCCCAAGACCACTAAGCCGAAGCCTGTCAAGATTCCCGGCCTGACCCCCAAGCCTAAGAAACTCGGCCTCTCCTTCGCACTCCGTCTGTACCCGCAGACCCGCAAGGTTCTGGCGCATCTTGAGGCCTATGGTACCATCAGTCCTCTTGAGGCCTTTGGTGTCTATCGCATCACTCGACTGGCTGCACGCATCAAGGAGATTCGTGCGGCTGGCGTGGCGGTCAAGACCAGCATGAAGACTGATGCCACGGGTACTCGTTACGCCGAGTACGTCCTTACGCACGCCTGAAAGCAAAGGAATAGCTATGGGTAAGATTATGGCCTTCGCGGCAGCAATGATCCTCTTCATTGCCTTCGTCTATGGATGGGTTCTGAACATCGTTGCGCTGATCAAGATGGGCGGCGTCGAGAGCTTGGGCCTCATGGTCCTTCGCATCATTGGAATCTTCGTGGCTCCGCTGGGCTCTGTGCTCGGCTGGCTTATCTGAAAGCAAAGGAATAGCTATGCATATGAACTTCTCGTTCACTGACTATCCTGATGGTGCTGATGCTGATGGTGGGTCTTTTGAGCACGCCAGCGGTCAGGTGAGCATTGAGAACGCTGAGTATCTCCCTGATATTCTCGACTCCTTCAAGCGGTTCCTCCACATGGCTGGGTTCACCTATGCGGCCCAGGTCGTTGTGGTGAATGATGCTGGTGGTGAGCATTCGTCCCGTCCGTTCTAAATGACAACATACTGGCCCCTGAGGAAACTTGGGGGCCTTTTTGTCTAAAGGATACCTAATGTACCTCGTTTCACTTACTGAGGATCAGGCTGACAAGATCACCCTGGCGAACCTCAAGGACTGTATTGAACGCAAGCAGGCATACATCGATGAGAACGCTGATGCTGCTGTTGATGGTTGGTTGGTTGAGGACATCGAAGACCTCTATCACCTGATGCATGCCTACAACTACTTCTGCCTCCCTGATGAGGCCTATGATGTCTGATGAGATCACAGGTACTCTGAAGCAGGCCCACTGGGATGTCTATGGATCACAGTGCGTCTGGGGCTTTCTATACGGTGACGTTAGAGATCGGTGGCCTGACGGCACCTTTATTCACACATCTAGGGTGGTGGGTGCAAAGCGTGGTGAGAAGCCTGAGATCATCAAGACCTTGAACTCTACCTATAGGGTCGATTGGCTGGATGAGACTGAACACTCATCGTAGGCCTCCCGGTAACTTTGAGTACCACACGTCCTGTGAGGCCTGTGGTTCTTCGGATGCCAACGCTGTCTATGACAACAACACGGCCACATGCTTCGCGTGCGGTCACTACACTGCAAAGGTTGATATGGACGGTCCAGAGACAGAAGACGAAG